GAGCTTGGAAGAGGCGCTGTAGGAATTAGTAAGGGTTGTTCCGTCTACCCTATTGTCCAACAGGATGCTGTAGTCCTTACCTGTGTCGGTAACACCTGCTTCCATTGGCATCTTTTCCAGATACGTGTTGGAAGCATCAGTTGTTACCATGAACAACTCACTGTCAAGAAACCCAACACCTATGATGTTGTTGGTGGTATCAAACCGTGACCAACTACTTTGTATCTTTTCTTTGTTCTGCCAGAAATACTTGTAAACAAATATCTGCTTCTCAGCACCACCAGCGTTGCTGGTTGCTACAATAACATCTTCTGCTGGTGTTCCTACCAACTGCTTGAGTGTCTTGTTGATGTACTTCGGTACGTGACTGGTAACCTCACTGGCATCAAATACATCCGTGTTGCTATCAACAAAGAATTCATAGATGCCTTGGAAGTCACCTCGTTCAAATGGAAAGTATATGTAGTTACTAAGCGCCAGTGGTGATACATCCACGTTGACGTTGTATTCAGTAATGGGACTGATGTTGACCGTACTGGGTGTCAACAGGTCAGCACCTCTCAGCACAAACTGTGACTGTGGACTGAACAGCACCAGCTTCTCTTGGAAAGGTATGGCGTGTTTCAACAGGCTGACCTTGGTGTGGGCAACCCCAACGTCTATAGGTGCGCTGTCCAACAGGCTCAGTACAGTTGTACGGAAGAAGTTACCGTATTCGTCGGCTTCACTAAAGATTACGTTCTGACCAGACAGGAAGCCCAGTCGGTTCTTAAAGAAGAAGATGTCGGTGATGGAGTTGTTGTAGAAGGATGGGAAAGCATTACTCTCGTCATCACCTACCTTACGTTCTGTCCAAGTACCTGCACCCAGTGTGTATGAACCAAAGCCAGAAGCTGGAACCAACTTCATGGGCATGGTGTCTGGATCAATGTGAGTGTCCATCTCTGGGGCTATATCCTCTTCCCATGAGCCTTCACCGAAGGCTTGGCTATCCTTGGCAACAAACTTAACGTAGTAGTCATCCTGTACCAGTTCGGTATCACCCTTCACCTTCACACGGAAGCCGTTGTAGCAACTCTTGGGAAGGTCTGTGATGGCTGTCACTTCCTCATAAGCCATGCCCAACCCAATGTTGGATAACCCATCCCTGACAGATACTGTAAAGGTTGAGTTGGTACTGACCAGTTTGATAACAGAACCGTTCCTTGTGACAGTAATGCCACTGATGGTTCCTATTGCAGCCACGATGCCAGCAGCTATCGTCCCAGAGGAAGCGTCTGTACCATCACCCGCTGATGATGATGTTGAATCTGAATTAGCGTTTGTGCCATCACCAGAGGTGTACGTCTTGGAAGCACCGTCTATAACAACTGTGTATTCCTTTTTGTAGTCACCTTGTTTAACAAAGACTATGGCTTGCTTGGTGTATGCTGCTGACGCAGCGGAAGTCTTACCAACCGTCTTGGTCTTGTTCAGTATGTAAGTCGTGTTGGCAATCGTCAGTACCTTCAGGTCTTCCTGTGGTTGAGCGGTGTTGATGTAGGTGTCTGCACTAAAGGTTGAAACGGTTGACCCATCAGTTGTGTTGTAGCACTTTGCTACGCCCGTGCCGGGAGTAATGACCAACACATGCCTGTTGGCACTATCGTGGTTGATAACGTGTACCAGACTTTTGGCATCAATGGCTGATGACTCAAGTGTTCCTACGTAACGACTGTTGGGACGCTTTACCAAGCCATCCACAACACTGCTGTAGGCGTTTACCTGTGACTCACCCTGACCGGGATACCGTAGATTGTCAGGCTGTTGCGAAACCCCTTGAGACAGGTTCGGGACACTGGTCGTAAGAAGTGGCATGGTGGTTATCGGTCAAGTGTGCGATATACATCGTAGTGGTCGAAGATGGTACGATCAGCACTTTCGCTGTCGCTATCAATTGCCTTGGCTTTGGCTTCTATCTCGTCACGAAGCGTAAAGGCTTCTATTTCACGACTACCAAGAAAGCGGTTGGCAAACCTTCGTCCTGCACGGACTGTGATGTAGTTCCTGAACTGTTCAGGTAACTCTGTAAATTCTAGGAGAAAGGTGATGCTTACCTCTAGGTCGATGGTAAACACATCTGTGTGGTTCTTACGGTCGTATACAGACGTACCACGCTGGACAATGTCAACAGAGGTATATTCACCTACTGGAGTATCCACCTTTAACGTGTTGGTGGGAAGAACCACCTTGTTGTCGGTGTCCTTTGTTAACGGGTATTTATGCTGGGTGTTGAAATGCCACCCGTCCGACTGTACTTCCCTGTTCGTCTCGTCCAACAAAGCCTCTGCTGAAACAACAGAAACAGGACGACTGCTTCCAGTACCAATACTGTTGACAGGGCTTTCACCAATGATGCCAAGCATCGTGTTTATGGCTTCAAGCTTTGAAGTAAGTGTAGTCGGCATGATGAGTATTATAAAGGTTGATGAAAGCCACCAACCCAAAGGGAACAAGGCAAGGTCAAGGAAAACGACAAAATAAACCTTACCTTGTCCCAGTGGGAGGTAACTAACAAAAGGAACAAGTACTACTACTTGATCAATTCAATGCAGGATTCAGGACGAAGAACGCCGTGGCCCATTGCATACTTTGCAACGAACAACGTGCCTTGTCGCTCAATCTGGTATTCAGACTCAGTAGCAAGGTCAAGGAGTTTGACCGTACCAACTGCACTGGAATGTGCAACAACACCGACAGTGTCGGAGAAGTCACCATTGTAACCAACACCGTTGGAACCAAACACATCATTAGCTGAAGCGCCGTCACCAGTAGCGGTGCTGGACAGGTCAGTCGTTGGGATGTGGTTGCTCTTCAGGATGCTGATACCAGCGATCTGAGGAATAGTACCTTTAGCAATAGAGCCTTCGCCACCTATGTCGCGATTAACAGCACTATTTGCTACAGTGATTTGATGGTTGGTAGCGCCACCCGTGATCAACTTGTAGTAGTTCTCAGGAGACAATACACAGAAGCGTCCGTCTTCGGATACATCATTCTCGTCCAGCTTCTGGGCTGCGGTGAACAATGTAGCGATGAGTTGAGCGCCTGTAACAGTTTCAGTACTATCGGCAGTACCGCCACTTGCACTAACGTCAAGCTGTCCACCAGTCTTTGCAGTCTGGGACAGGTTGGCTGAAGAGCGAGCAGCAGCGATGAATGTCTTCAACACAGCAGTGTCGAAACGATTAGCAAGGGCAAAGCCAAGCTCGTTAGCGTAGACGCTGCGGATGTCGTAGTGGTTCATCACATCGTCGATGTTTGCAAGGAACGTCGAAGCAAGAAGAACTGAGTCGATGTTGATGACCTTCTCTGTTTTCTTGATGTCCGACAGATAGCTGTTGCCACTGTCAGCGATGTTTTGACCGGGAGTGTGGTAGTTAGCTGTTGCAACACCAGTTACTGGAAACTGTGCAGACTTACCGTTCTGGATAGTACGGATAGTGTGCAGGGGTTTCATTATGTTCTTCTCTTCGAACGTGGTGAGGATTTCACCGCTGAACTTCTTGAGGAACAATGCACTGTTGTCGGAACCGCCTTCGATAAGACCAGCCCGTGAGGGAGTAGTATCACTATTAGCCATGATATTTTCTTTCTAATGTATATATAATTGATGATTGATGTTTGTTGGATTGCCACGGCAGTAGCCTGTGTCCGTGCAACAGTTGTCCCTCGCAAGGGGCTGTGACGTTCGTTGATTACTGTGATCGTGAAAAAGTCTATTGGTCGCTTTCGTCGTCTTCTTCGGGAGTTAACCCACCTACAAAGTGTCCTTCTGGATACTCCACCTTGTTACTGGACAACTGCCATTCCTCGCCTGTCCAGTGGTAGAGCTTACCGCTTACGTTTGGACCTACTCTGAATATCTGACTCTGGGAGTCTATGAAGACTACCCTCGAACCTCCGCATCCGCTCAAGAAAGCGGTCACGGTCAGGACTAACAGGAGCGTCTTCAGCCTTAGTTGGTTTTTTGGCTTCATGTATTACGTTTTTAAATAGTGCTTCAAAGATTGTCTTGATAATAGCCAGAAGGAATTTCACTTCTCTTTGGCTTTACCCACGTTGATTGCCAACAGGTCAATGAGCTTATACAGCTTCTTGACGATGCCATCATCCTTGGGTGTTGGGGTTATTGCAGCAACTGCTGACGCCAACGCTACTGCGCTGGTGAGTATGATAACTATCTGTTCCCAGTTTTCTTGTACGTATTGCATAATATTCCTATGGTTAAAGTTTACTGACAGCCAGCCTTCGATCCACTTCAGCGTGGTAGGCTTTGTCACCTTGTTTGTAGCGTGGGTCGCTCATTGCACGACGAACCTCCTGCATGTCCTGAAAAGGCATACTTCCCGGTCCACTGGTGTTACCCATCGTAAGTGTGGGTTGTGATCCATTCTCACCCTTGAAACGGGCATACAGACCACTGACAGCGAACTTGGCTTCCTCAACGCTACCTGAACTGACTGCGTTGTTGAACGCTTCCATCTCCTCGTTGTTGAGGGACTTGCCTGCCCAACTGGTCATCTTGTCGTAATCGTCGCCAGCAACGCCTCGTATAGCTGATTGCTGGTTCTCCATCAGGGCTGCTTGCCCTGCAACGAAGCTATCAACCAACTCACGACTAAGCCCAGCCTTGGATAGAGCGTCATATGTCTCGTCGGTTAACGACCCTGTTTCAAAGTATTGGACAGAGGCTTCTTGGATGACTTCCTGATTACCGCTGTCAACAGTAGCGCTTTCAGAGTCTTCCGTGGTGTCGCCAGAACTAACCTTCTTCTCCAACTCACCGTAGGCTTTCGCCATGTCTTCAACACTCTTGAACTTCTCAGGTAACCATTCAGGTCTGTCAGGTTGTTCTTCAGGAGTTATCTCCAACCCACCCTTCTCAGGGTCAGCCGTCTCTTCTTCAGAGGAGTCAGCCAGATGTGGTTGTTCCTCAACT